CGTTATATCCCTCGCTATGTCTCTCATAGCAAGGCCCCTCTTTTTAGATGTATTTATAATATCGCGCAACATGTCCTCTTGCGCCTCTATTGGCATATCAAGACTTGGCTTCTGGGCTTCTGCTAATCTAATTCTTGCCCTAGATTGGATACCGCCACCCTCTGCTGCTTTTTTACCTGCAAGTTCAGAATAAATTTTGGCTAATTCTCTAGTTTCTTTTCCAGCGCCCCACAAAGGTGCATAACTTGCAATTCCAGCTCTTGTCTTTCCGGTACTTATTAGACTTAAAGCCTTCTGCGCAGATTCTTTAATTTCAACATCTGATTGATATAGCTTTTGTAAATCTTTCCTAAAACCCTTGGTATCGCGCTTAATATCTTTCTGCTTAGCCATTTCTTGATTAGTCGTAAATTTAAAGTAATCGGCTTTCTCTTTTCTAGTGCGAGGTATATATCCATATCTAGCACTTGTGGCATCGCTTGGTGTTGCCCCCATTGTCGCTGGTTGTTGCATACCTAGTTGTTGCTGCATAGCATTAGCCATGACATCATTAGCGTTGGTTGGACCTTGTGGTTGTCGGAATGCTTGCCCTAATTGACCCATAGCTTGTTGCCCTTGCATTTGGCTCTGTTGTTGCATAGGATTCGTTTGTCCCTGGCCCTGTCCACCGCTCAGATTGTCGAAATATTCTGGATGCTCTTCTAGGTACCTATTAAGAATAATCTGCTGTATCTTCTCCGGCTGTGATGATATATCCGGAAGGCCTAGCTTTTTATAACTCTCACTGCTTACACTTTCTTGCTGACGTTTCATCATTTCATTTAACTTAAATTGGGCTAATGTATTGAGCCCACCAGATAATCCTGTCCTAATCCTTTTGCCTATCTCTCCACCAAGATTAAATGGTGCTGGTAATATTCCTGCCATTATCGTTGCCCTCCCATCATCATAAGCATTGGCAATAAAGAGCCCATACCTTGGCCACCCTGGAATTGATTCATCATATTCCTGCCAAATAGCCCCGCTCTAGTCATACCACCCGTGGCAGCGCCCATTCCTAATTGAGCCAACAAAGGAGCAAGTTGCTGCATTAATCCCTGTGATTCTGGCATCCACTGATTCTCAAATCTTGGTTGCATTCCCATCTGACCTAGTTGCATCATCTGCCCTCTATTCTGCATGCCATACTGAGATCTCATAGCTGCAAGACTCTCCTCGAGCCCTGCTCCAGCTCTTCCTAGTGCTGACTGGAAACCGCTAGATCTTTGCGCACCTTTTCCCATAGACGTGAATCTCTCAGCAAGTGATGGTAGACCTTGCTGAAATTGACTGCGTGCATGTTGTTCTATTGGGGCAAATCCAGCATATGGATCTTGCAAACCTTGCTGAGCTTGGTTAAGGAATTGATTAGATGCACCCAATTGTTGAGGATCCATAGTTGCATACTGGTTCATCTTCCCTTTACTACCAAATAACATTTGTCCAAAATTCATGATTACTCCAATTTAATTTTTTAAGAACTCTATTATTACATTACATTTAGTATAACTAGTTCTATTACTTCCAGTTATAAGATAAATATTCGTTGCATCGGCATATAACTCAATATTATTAGCAGCAGTTGGTGAAGAATATGGTATTGGTATCATAGATGTTCCTGCCGCATTTGTTGCTGCTCCATAAAGCCTAGTGAGTGTATTAGCAGAATTAAATGTTAAACCGTGGGCTACTGTCAAGGTTCCTGTATTGGGAAGCGTACCTGATGGCAACATATTTAAAACTCTTCTAAAAACTGGCCTAGGAGCTGCGTTAGCATTTGTTGCTGATGAAATACTTGGCGAAGGATAAAACGTTTCACCAGTGGCAAATTCTTGCGTATTAAAGCGACCTGACCCTTTTGTGTTTATACTTTGGGCCATATTGTTGAGTTGTTGGTACATTCTGACAAATAACTCCTTAAACTTATCACTACTGACATCCATCTGTTTAAGTTCTGTGACATCCCAAGATTGAGTTGTAGTTATAAAATCGCCTCTATTTTGTCCTGCCATGGATTACCTCACTCTCGTAGGTTGGGTATATAAAATTAAACCTTCAAGAGTGAAATCAGACTCTGCTATCGCTACGTCTTTCATTTGTGTATCAGATAAGTAGATTCTAATTTGTACACTATCACCCTCGCCATTAAAAAATATTTGATGCCATAATAAACGTTGGGATGCCTCTAATGGGATTAATGTATATGGTGATGTGTCAAGTGTATTACTTCCAAGAACCACATTGGTATGTGATGGATAATAATCAATAGTTGCCTGGCCTGATGTAGTCTTCTCAACACCAAAATCTATCTTGAGTAGTTGGAAATCCCTGCCTTGTTGTTTATAAGGATTCCATTCCTTAGAAACTATATTTATTGCAGGAACCCTAGCGATAGTTCCACCACCAGTGTAAATACCAGGATCTGCATTAAAGCCATTAAGCACAATATTGTCTTTGTCAGTGGTAGCATTATTGATTTGATATATACCAGACCCGTCTGTGCCTGAAAGACTTGAGCCATTAAAGTTTTCCAACTTTATATAATCACCTATAGCCAATGAATGGTCATTTACTCTTAAACTTACAGATTGAGTTCCAGCTGTATAAGTTACATTTGTTACTGATAAATTGCCTACTTGACTGGATGTATCACGAGAAAGTTCTGTTACATAACCATGTTGATTACCAGCTATAACATGCCTAAATTGAGCTGCATTGACATTAGACGACCATGTTTGATTATTCTTTGCCCATGTTCCCTGTATCTCAGACCAGGTAATATCTGTTTGCTGCTCCCAGTATCCAAAAGCTGTTATACAGTCGTCATTTAATGCCCATGTTCCATTCTTGTAGTTAAAAACAAACATCTTATTGGGATATGTAACTGCATTAGCATTATCATCTGTTGGATAAGTCCAATAAACCATTTCTGTATAGTAATCTCTTGCTCCAGCAACTCGTTGCATGCCTTGATTCTTAATTCTAATATTAAAGACTTCATCAGGGATCTTGTCATCTATACGATCAACATTTATACCATTACATGATTGGATGCCATTAGGCCCTACATTAAGAATGAATTTATCAAATGGAATGCTGGAAAATTGTGCCTCACTACCAAGTTCTGTATTAATCTGCTGCCAAATAAATGGAACAGCTTCATTTCCAGTATAACCTATCTCCCATGTACTTCTCTCAAAGTAAACTATGCATCTATCTCTTATTAATTCAGCTCCAATAATATCTTCTTCAGTTGGCCCATCTATATAACCACCACCAAGCCAGTTAGCCTGATTAGGCTCCAAGAAAGCATATCCTGATGCATCTATAGGTGTTCCATTTTGAGAATATCTACACCTATTGGTATATGCATAATTTGCTGTTCCAGCTGAATCACTCTCTATCGTGTTTAAAAGCAGAAGTCTGTCCTTAAATGGTATGATTATCCTACATGTCTGAATCTTATTAGCGTTAGCAGTTCCGGATGTTATAAATTGTGGCCGCCATGCTGTCCAATTTGTTCCATCGTAATAGTACATGGAATCGCCATTTGGGCTTGCTATGGTTGCATCAACATTAAAGTTAGTAGTAAATAAGACAGTAGAACTAGCTAATACACCATCCCAGTTATATGACCATACAAAGTTATAATTTGCTCCAGTAAGGACCATGGTTCCATCTCTTAACCATGATCCACCAGAGTATTTATATGCAAACTGTGTATCAAATGCGTAAGCTGTTTGGTTATGTATAGTACCTTTTTCATATTGTGTTAGCCCCATGACTGCTTCTGCAGGATAATAATAAACTGCTGTTAAAGCAGGAGCAAACAAAAAGGCATATTTCCCATCAGTAGTACTAAATTTACCAACCCCAGAACCAGACGATAGCATGTCCTGCAAAACACCAGTCGTCTTCACGGTATATATTTCTGAACCTATAGAGAATTGCTGTCCTATCTTAAAAATAGCACCAGGTACAGCAGTGTTAGGCGGTGTTCCTGTAAAAGAGCCATTAACATCTGTAGTGCCCAATAATACCCTTAATCTAGACCCTAATTGACCAGTTGCAGCAGTCCCTGTATATAGTGACCCAATGCGCTTCTTTAATCGTCCTCTAAAAATATAAGCATTAGTGAGTTCAGCATATGCTTCATCTGGAATTTGCCATGCTTTCAGGTCGGTACGTAATCCTTCATCAAGAGTAGGGCCAATTAGAAATCTATCCATTGCCATGTTAATCTCCTATGGCAAGATAAGTTAATGCAGCAGCCTTATTATGCCCACCAGTTCTTACGTCTGTACTAATAACATCAAAAGTAGTTGTAGATCCATAAGAAACTAACCAAACCATTGTATCTTTGTCAGTATTTACAGGCGCTAATTGCACCGCGTAAACATGAGCAAATACCGGAATAGTAGCGCCTACAGTGTAGGTAATAGACTGTGATCCAGCATTAGTTGTATTTGCTGATCCCCACTTCATCAATATTCCTGAAGGTAGCCTGCACCATCCAGGATCAGTTTTTCCCGCTAGAGTTAGATTTATATCGCCGGTAACAGTGCCAGCTGTTGCTTGATTTGTTCTAAGAAATAAACCCGGCACACCTCCTGAAGGCGTAGCTGTATAAAAAGCAAATTCAGTAGAAGCAACTGCTACAGGTATAGAACCAGGAGTTACTGTAATTTGTGGAATAGTGACAATATTATGTTTACCCTGATCTGATAAACCAAATGTCACATGGTTAACATCCACTAAAGCCTTTATGGCTGTAAAGTTATCCTTCAGTACTGACTGTGATGATGAAATTGTATCCCCAGCATCTGGTTTAGTTGCACTATATGCCATCGGTATCTCCCCCGCTTAATAAAAATATTCCACCAATAATAATTAAACTAATAATTACAAAGCCTACAAAATACCCACAAGAGTTTGTTACCATGACAGGCAAGCCTGTGACACGCGTGTCCATTAGAACCATCCTCCCCTACCCCAACCTGAAGTTAATGCCTCTGTCTGATCAGTATAGATTGTTGAGCTTCTCTCATTCTTCTGTTGGTCATATGTCCTACTCAGACACAACGTCTCCTGTTTGCTAAATTCAGGCATTATTATCTGCACTGATTCAGGATCCATCCTGTCTTCAAATACCTTCTTGGCGGCCCCATAAGCTATGTATTGCCACAGTTCAGAAAACTCTGGCATTTCGCTATTAGACATTAGCTCGCTAGGGCGTTGCATAACGTCTAATTGTATTGCATAAGCCTTATCTGGAACTGGTCTTATAACAAACTTGCTATCAAAATAGAGCATAGCTTGTGGTACATTAACTGCATATTGAACTGCTTGCAGATATACAGGTTGAGCAGCTGCTGGTGCTGTAATGAAATTTAGTGTATATACACCTGTTATATAATTTATTGTGCCTAGGATTGATGTTATATTGGCTGGATTAACCAAGAAGCCATTATCTTTAGGGTTTCCAGTAATAGCATCAAAAAGAGGATAATCTACTGCCGTTAATCCTAAATTAGATGAATCCAGGGATGATATAATGACTGTATTCCTATAAACAGGAACTCCAGTTATAGTCCCAGAAAAAGAAGTTGTTATTCCATCGCCTGTAGATACTTGTACTTGGTTAGTAATTTTTGGATATAGCCTGTAAAACTGGTCTTCAGACTGAGTAAAGAATATCTCCTGACCAGAAACATACACTGGCGGCTTAATGGAGATATACTCATTCTTGAAATTATAGAGTGGATCGTTGGTATTTATTGTATTTTCTTGGTAAATATCAACATAAGGTTGAGTGTAGAATGTTAGATTTTTCTTTAATGAAAACGTTCTAAGCCGCAATGGGAAATCATAAAGAACAAAATTATTCACATAATCTTTTATTTGAGCTACTGGAAGTTGGTTCTCTGATGGGCTTCTGGTTAGATATCTTACTTTGGTAACTATATTACTTAAAGTTGAAAGTGTATTATCTGGCATTAAAAACTCCTAAAACACGCGTGTTTACAACACATTCTTAACTGCTGCTGTATTCATATCGCTATCTTCTGATACTGGAACTACTTGTGGATATAATCCTATCTGCTGGATCCATGTAACTGGGATGGTGAAAGCATCAAAGTTACTAGAATCTATATCTATGGTGAATGTAGTTGTTCCAGTAACTGTAATCTTGCCTAACAAGTTATTAATCTGCGTCATACCTGCAACACCTGAAGCCGAGATCCCAGTATTTATAGTGTCTGGAACTAATATTCTAACCGTCATACCAGTAAGGTAACCATGATCTCTTTCTGTAGTAACAGTTGTGGTGGCTCCCTTACCTATAGAGGAGATTAAGCGAATCGTAGGCTTAAAGGATGGAGAGGATAGATCAAAGAAGCCACCACTCATTTTAATACTCCCTTTGGTGTACTGTTACTAGACCAGCTTGTTGCTCTGATTCGCCGACATCAACAAAGTCCAAGGGATAAAATCCCGTCCTAAAGATCTTTTGTTTAACCTTCATCTCTGGGAGAGCATTACCCTCTCTAACTAATCTAGAATGTTCATACACTGGATAGTAAGTATTTTTATTTAAATGAGTCGCAACACCCCTAGGGAGCGTATAGATGCCACCATCTACTAACTCATATGTCTCTACTTGATCATCTTTATGTAATTTTATTGAAAATTTTAATACACCACCCTGATTCTCGTGATATTTAAACACTCCCCTAACAGGCTCTCTATCCTTATCCCTCTGCATGTTAAGTGTTATCTTGGTGGGTTTTATTTGTACTGGTTTGACTTCTTCAACTTTCTTATCTATTACTTTCTCTGCCATCTCTCTTCTCCTAATTTATACTCTGAGTCTAAGACCCTGGGGTCTTAGACCCTGGGGTCTAAGACCCTGGGAGTAGGGGCCCATGCCCCTACATACTATGAACGCTTGTGTCTTAGACACTGGTGTCTTATTCGTTTGTCACGCTAAATGATTT